GGCGAGCTGGTTAAGGAGGAGGATCAGGTCAGACAAGGTCTGAACCGGACCCCTAATGTAAAAGGGGGTCACGTCGGAGCCTGCATACCAATGCGAACCGCAGCTTTCCCGAAAGGGTTCACTGGAGTCCCAGAATGATTTGTCTGGGTTGGTTCGAAAACCGCAGTACTGCAGAGCCTCGATGAGGTTCTCCACAATCCCGCGGGGGACAATTAAGTCGTCCCCATATACAGATACAACGCCCTTGACGCCAGTAAAATACTGAACGCATCGGCACATCGCATAAAAGAGGAGCGATTCCAACTCGAAAGTGAAACCATTCCCCATCGACGAGAACATCTGATTAAGATGCCACTCGCCGTCTATTTCAGTCATTGCTGACCGGACGGCCGACAAGTGCAGTAACCAGCCCGAAGGCATCACACGCTCCACAAGGGCGCACGTGACGGAGTCGCTAGCTGACGATAAGTCAAGCGTCGCAAGATCTCTACTAACCGAACCCTCACGGGCGAGATTAGCATTAACGGACTGGTCATTCAGGTTGATCCCGACTGACCGCAGCTTACGCCGCAGTTGGTCGCCGAAACCTTTCTGAATGAAGACATTGATATCGGGCTCTTTACAAGCCACGCGATCGATGTCTGACGTTTTCGGAACAGTGAATAACGCGTTTCCGCGAACGACCACATACTCCCAATTGGAAGCAATATGGTTGGCCCAAGGGCTCCCTTCATCAATTAACGTGAAGAAGAGCTCCCAAGCCCGCGGTGTTGCGTGTGCTTGATCTCTGAATTTGATGGCCGGATGGCCATCTCGTCGGGATTTACTCGTAGTAGCACCGCCGCTAAACCCCCCATTGGAGAGATCTAGTGACGGGTGACCACCAATAATCCTCAACACTACTTCCTGTAGCTTCGTAAAGAAGCGGCCCACGGTGATCTCGCCAAAGATGATATTATCATCTAAGGCGGAGTTACGCAAGCGAAGGTTTGTAGTTTCATTAACAACTTCGGTTGCGAGCCACTTTTCAATGGCTCTCGTCCGACGAGCAATTGCATTCTCCTTTGACGGAGCTGCAAACTTAGAAAGGAAAACCTCCCCAAGATAACCAAAGTCAAATTCCCCAATGCCCTCATAAGTGAGAGCGTAGAGATCTTGAATCAGGTCCTGCGTTGTTGTCAGAGGAAGCGGAGAGTTGGCCGTTTTCGGCTTACGTCCCTGTCTGGTCATTGAGTTTTCTCATATGATTGGAGAGCGGAGTGTTTACTCCGGCGCCTAAGCGCCGAAGAGAAGTCGCAACGCGCGGTAGGTACTGACGATGAAGTCAGTCACGCGTTCAATCGGTATTTCAAGAAAGCGCACGATTAGTACGCGCTATTGAGCTCGACGATGGTGTCGTGGACGAGCGATTTGCT